TTGATCCTTTTATTTTTGATTGATCCGTAACTGTATTTCAGTTTCAACTTCCATGCCGTACAGATTCTTTTTACAATCTCTTTTGTGCTTAGCCCCTTTTTGTAATAAAAATAATCTTGAGATTTCATCATATAGATCAAGTAATCATAGGCTGTAAATGTTACTTTTTTTTCTGTATCGGTAACCCTGTCTCTATCCCAGATCACACCTCGAAACACTTCAAAATCTCCATGGCCAACATTCGCATATATGTATAATCGGTCTGATGGTTGAATCAATGTCGCAAGTGTTACACCATTTTTCGCAGCGTTCATTACTGTTAAGCTGACCTCTTTTGCCAGCGAATCAGGATCATCAGACATTGTCAGGTCCTGTATAACTTTCGATTTGTATAGATCGTATTCTTGCCCCGAAGCCGTCTTTACAACTGCTTTATACCGCGGATTTCCTAAACTTGGCATATCTTCCTATCCTCCTATCATTTTTAACAGTGTTTTATAATCAGCAACACCAGTTACTGTTAATTTGTGCTTACGTTGGTAAGTTTTAATCGCTGTTACTGTCTTAGATCCGCAAGCACCATCCTGTTTGACTCCCACCATTTTCTGGACAAATTTTACGACCTGTCCTTTTCTTCCGGTTCGAATCGTGATCTTTTTCATGGCTGATTTCATCGAAGATGTCAGCTTTTTATCAACTTTCAGCTTCGAGTAGCCATCTTTATTCATTGCTTTCTTTAATTCCTCAACCTTGGAATTAGAAACTGATTTACTGCTTTGAACAGGAATCACAAGCACCTGTCCTTTATAGATCGTATATTTGCTGATCTTTTTCTTTGGATGTTTCTTACGTTCCTTTTTATTCCTAGAATCAATCAGTTTCTTATTTGCATTATAAATAACCTTGTATTTTTTACTGGACCCAAGATATTTTTTTGCAAGTTTCCGTAATGTTTGTCCTTTCTTTACTTTGACCTTTTTCTTTGTGGTTTTGGTACTTCTTTTCGTTGAGAAAACACTTATTTTTTCGTAGTCGATAAATCTTACCGTGTAGTAATAATCATTCAGGCTTTTGACCGTAGAATCGTATTCTGAAACACGCATATCAACATTGATCTTCGTTCCTGTAATACAGACATTTACCACTTTCCCATACTTAGCCCAGTATTTCATCAGTGCATCTAAGGTTGCTGGATCAGTCCACTTACGAACAAATTTCATACCTTTTCTTGCTTCTCCGGGAAAAAAACATTCCCAGCTTAGTTCTGAAAGATTTTTACCATTCGGAACACTGACCTGACCTAATTTATAGATATCATATTCTGCAAACTTACCTTCGATTGATGATTCAATTTCTTCAGGAATGATCGGAATTTGTATCTTCTGATCATTCCCTTTTGAATTTTTTCCAGTAATATATATGTCCATTTACATTACCTCCGCTGTTCTGTTACTTGCCGTTGATCCGATTGCATCTGCGATTGCCTGCATAATAGCATCTGCGATCTCTCCTTTAGAGTTTTTGATAGCATCAACTATGCCGTCATTTCCAGATGCATTGACGCTGATCGTAATACCACCAACGTTGATCACTGGCTGACCGCTACCAGACGAAGCTTTTCCAGATCCGGATGATCCTCCAACAAGTCCACCTTTGGCATGCTTTGTAACGCCTAAAATCTGTCCTGCTTGATTCCAGAGAGATAATGCACGGCTTCGATGTTTAGAAAGTGGGATAACCATTTCGTTTCCTTCTTCTCCTAATTCAGAAACGATATGACCTCTGACCAGACTACCTTTCGCATTATGAAAGAACTTCCCATTTTTCGGTAAGGCTGTCTGTACTTTCGGTGCGGATGATGTCTTTTTGCTTGTTTTCTTTTTACCAGATTTTGAAGAACCGCTATTACTTAGATAACTTCCACTAGTAATACTTTTGATTGCACTTGCTTGTGCAGCAGTTGTACTTGCTGCGGATGCAATCGTTGAGGCTGCGGATGCTAAAGCACCTGCAAGTGATAATGCGGAACTTCCAGCACTTTGTAAATTACCACCAGCTGCAAGTGACATTGATCCCATAGTTCCCAATTTTCCACCAGCTGTTGCAGACATTCCACCTAAGCCACTGACTTTTCCACCGGCAACACTTGTTGCCCCAGAAAAAGCTTTCGTACTCTTAGAACCGACGTTTGTCTGCTTTGTATTTTTCTTATTCTCCTCATAAGCTTTCTGAACAGAATTAGTCAGCTGATTATACTCTTTGTCTGGTCCAACATTCAGATTCTTATTTTTCTTTTTATATGTGCTCTGTACTGATTTCTTTAACCGATCTCTTTTCTTTTCGGATTCTGGCTCATATGTCTCACGGATCTTTCGTATGGAATCTTTATTGTAAGAATAGTATTTCTGCGATTTTGCAGTTAATGAATTGTTATCCTTTAGTGCTTCCTTACGATTTTTAAGGTAATTATCTCCAAGGTACTTTTCTTGACCCTTTTGAATTTCTTTTACCTGTTTTGATGTTACATTCCACGATTTAGCACTTTTTTCAGACTCTTTTTTGATCTTATCCATGTTCTTTCGGATATGATCGCCTGCTTTGTTACCTTTTGTCAGTGCTGCAAATCCACCAACACCGGCACCAATCAATCCACCGGCAAGTGTGCCAACAATCGGAACAGCTGAACCAAC